AGCCTATCTCTACCATTTTATCATACAAAAGCTTAACCAGCGTATGAATAATGACCGTGTTGGAACAAGCCTTTATAAACTCTTTTTGAACCTTTGTTCCGGTCATTAAAGCAGCACCGTCGGCAATATCGTTTACCCTTGCATACAGCTCTTCAAGATCTGTAAGGTCAGCACTTCTTATAAGATAAAGAACTTCTGCGTGTAAAGCAAGAAAACGACAAAATCGTTTATCGCTCTATTCTGTATGAAAATGAAATCGTAGAGAAACAGGCGTTTGAAATCTGCCGTCCGTATTCTCTCGTTTCCCCTGTTTACGATGGCGGCGGTTTTAGGGGGGGGTGTTGGTTTTGCGTGAAGCAGTGTTTAGCCGATTTGTACGATTTGTGGCTGAACTATCCCGACTACTACGCAGAACTTGTAGATTTGGAAAAGGATTCCTTTAATACGTTCAAGCCCGATATGTCTTTGCTCGAACTTGAAAACCGCTTTATGAACGGATATGTTCCAAAGCGTAGAAAAGTAAGTTAAGTGATTTTTAAGTGATAAAAGTGAATGATTTTAGTATTTTTCTATAAAGTCCCTTATAGAGAGTAATATATAGAATACTTTACTGAAAAAACCGATTATTATTCACTTTCTTCACTTTCAACAAAAAATAATATTTGGAGGTATAAAATGAAAAACGATAAGAAGAACGAACCGATTTTACCCGAAGAAACGGTTAAAGATGTTGTTAAGCGTGGCGGTAATAACCCGACAGGAATCGGGGGCTTTGGCTCTGTTGATACTACTCCGGGAGATAACGCAAGGTATTTGCGACATTCGATGTCTATGTGGAATTTGCCTGTTATTGATATAAGCGATCCTAAACAGGTAGAAGAACGTATAGTGTGGTACTTTACGCATTGTGCGGAGGACGATATGAAGCCTACTGTTAGTGGTATGGCTCTTGCTTTGGGTGTTGACAGAAAGACATTGTATGATTGGAGTCGTGGAAATGTCAGAGGTGTTACGCATTCCCCCATAGTAAAAAAAGCGATGGATGTGCTGTCCACGCTTTGGGAAGATTATATGCAGAACGGCAAAATTAACCCTGTAAGCGGTATTTTCTTGGGTAAAAACCACTTTGGCTATACCGATAAGCAGGAAATCGTGGTTAAGCCTGAAAACCCGTTAGGCGAACAGAAAAGCCCCGATGAAATCAAGCAGCGTTATCTTGCGGAAAACCCTGAAACGCCCATTGACGAAACTTAACCGCCGCCCAAAAAGGCAAAATAAAACAACCGCAGTTGTCAGTTAAGGCAATTACGGTTGTTTTTATATGGAGGTATTTTTCTTATGCTACCACGCCTTTTTGCTTCCACCATTCCACGATAGCATTGATGTTATCACGGTTGATATAGGAAATTTGCAAGCGTGTTTCTTCTACTTTGTCAGGCGTTTTCAGAATAGCATCACCACGCCCGGTAAGTTGTTCTGCTCCCTTATGATCCAAAATCGTCATACTATCACGAATGGAAGCCGTTTGCAAGGCAATTCGGCAAGGGACGTTTGCTTTAAGTAAGCCCGTAACGACATCGACAGTAGGGCGTTGCGTTGCTAAAATCAGGTGTATTCCTGCTGCTCTGCCTAATTGTGCAATAGTTATCAATAACGGCTCTATTTCGTCCTTACGCATCAAAATTAAGTCCGCTAATTCGTCAATTACAAGAAGAATTCGGGGGTAATTCGTCTGCGATATATCGGTATAGCCGTTCTGCTCCATCATTGCTTGACGTTCTCTCATTATGCGGCATAATTCCTTAATGATAAAGGCAGCCGATTCGCCGTCTTTGGCAATAGGTGCGTATAAGTGCGGTAAGTTTTCATAAGCCGACAATTCAACCCTTTTGGTATCAACCATAAGCAAACGCATTTTATTCGGCGTTGCCCTGAAAAGTAGGCTGTTTATAAGCGTGTTAAGGCATACGCTTTTACCGCTTCCGGTTGCCCCTGCTATAAGCAAGTGAGGGGCTTTTGTTATATCGAGAATAACGGGGTTATTCGCCGTGTCATAGCCTATACAGGCTGACAACGGGTTTTCTATGTTGTTATATTGCTTGTCTAAAAGCGTTCTTTTGAATGAAACCGTTGCACGTTCAGGGCGTGGTATAGAAAGGGCAAAATGCCCCTTTTGGCTGCTTTGCTCTGCTATCTTGCAACGCAACAGGGCTGACAGTGGCGGTATAAACTTCTTTACCTTTGCCCTGTATAGAACATTGTCTAAATCAAAATGATAGGTCAAAACCTGCGGTGCGGTATCAACCGCAACCGCCCGGCAGGATAACCCCCACCCCGTAAGGGCGGCGGCTATCTGCTCTTGGTTGTATATGCGTTCTGATCCGTTCACGTTCGCCGTGTCGGTCAGTATATGACTGCTTGGGGGTTGATAGAACATAATCAAACCTCCCAAAAGTCATAGCATTTACGCATCGGCGCTCCTGCTTCGGTAGTTATTTCGTATAAGGAAATAATACCTTTTTTCTGTTCCGCTTTGAATTCGGCTTGCTTCTGTACTGCGACAGCCGCCGCCTGTTCACGGTCAGCCGTTTCAATAAGAATTTCGCTTGCGTTTCCCTGCGTGAATTCTACTTTGAACATAACCTCACCTCCTTTTATGCTACTTTACTATACCACGTTTCCCCGTTGCTAAAACGGGCAGAAATAGCATAATGATTAAAACCTATTTCCTTGAACAGTGGCAAAAGTTTTTGATTGATTTTCTTGCGTTCTGCTTGCAACATTCTACGCAAAATATAACGGTTTACGCCGTATTCGTTAAAATCAAAATACGGGCTATTCAAATACCATTCGTCAGGGGCTTCGCCGTCAAGTATTTCAACCTGTACGCCGCTATAATACCCACTGCGGAGGGATAATTGATAGAATTTTAACTGCTTGTTTAATTCGTCAATTTTGGACTCTGCTTCGCTGTATGCGTATTCGTCAAACTCATAGTCAATAGGATCGGCATCGGGTATTTCGTCCCCGTTTTCGTCCACCGGGTAAATAGGCAGGGAAAAATCTGCCGCCCATAAGTCAAAACCATCTTGGTTATAAAAATTACTTGTAGCCATAATTATATATTATTCTCCTTATAAAATCAATCGCTTTTCTTTAACAATTTAATTTCAGTTTTTAAGTAAACCATTAAACCGCCGCCGTAGTCGTTGCCCTCGTCCCCGTCTTTTGCGATGGGTAAAATGCTTTCAATCAAATAATCATTGAACGCTTTACACAATAAATCGCAACGTGGATTCAATCTAATCGAGTCCGTATCATTCACATCAGAACACGCCAAATATAACGGCGTTTCTTTATCTTCTAATAATTCTATTAAATCTTTTACAGTCATATTTTTAACTCCTTATAAGTACATCCATTTGTCATTTTCGCTTGCTTTCTTCTTCTCACGTTTGATTTTCGCCTGTATGATCCACGCCTTGACAAACTGCGGAAACCACGCAACCAAAAACCAAACGCCGAAACCTATTAAAACCCATTTCATAACCGCCGCCTATCTTCGCATAATTTCGGCATCATTAAGCCGCTTTAATTCTTCGAGAAGTTCGGCAGAAAGTGGCACATCGTCATCGTGAATTTCAATGGCGTTTAACTCGTCAAGTGCCTTTTGCGACAGTTTGCCCTTATGTAGTTTTTTAATGATTTGTAATAATTCTAAATACACATCAGAACAGGCAGAATAACCGTATCCGTGATACTGTTTACCGGCAAAAACAGAACCCGTAAAAATGGGGTACATTTCTTTAATTTTGCCGTGCCTCGTGTGGTCGATGCTCGTACTTAAAAAGTACGGCTGCAAAAATGCAAATTCTTTGACATTATCCAACTTTATAAAAAAATAATCAGGTTTTCCGTTCTTGTAAATGCTATTATATTTCATATTGTACCTCCTCACATATAACGAACTCGCCAAATTTCATCGTGCATATTAACGACTGCGGCAGAATAGCCCCGTTTTTCGA